ACCGGTGTCCCCCGCGTGAGGTGTTGTTTCCTGGGGGGGGTTTAGCTGTTTATTATGGGCGTTCCGCGGTGCGGGCTAGCCGCTCCCACGCGGCCCAGGTCTCGGGGCCCCACACTCCGTCGACGGTGACGCCTAGAGCGCTCTGTAGGGACTCTATGACGCGGTCATGGGCTGCCATACTGGCGTCGCCCCATACGCCGTCAGGATCGGTTCCTACGACGCTCTGTGTGTAGGCGACGCCCCACGGGAACTCTCGGCCGCCCCAGTTGCTGGCCTTGATTACGGCACACATTCGCTTCTCGGTGTCAGTCCCGAGAATGTTGTCCTGTACAGCACCGAGAATTCGTTGAATGTCTCGAATGTCGCCGCCAGTGGAAACAGCGGAATTATCGTCGACTACACGAATGCCCCATACAACGTCGTCCATATCGCGCTGCTTATTGGTGACGACACCACCATTACCCTGCGAGCCGGAATAACCCCACGAAGTATTGCCTTCAACGGTGTCGATCTTCGTTCCGTAGGGTGCACTGGTAGCGATTCCGATATGGTCGGACTCCCCGTCTCCCTGCCAATCAAAGGTGACTAGGTCACCGGGGCGTACGTCCCACTTGTTAATGAGGACGCCGCGCTCGCGGGCCTGATTCTCGCGGCCGGGGACGTAGGCACTGACCCAGTTAATGCCGGCCTTAGCGAGAATATAACTCACGAACATATCGCAATAGGGAACACCGCTGGCGCCGAAACTGGGCGAGCCGGTTACCTGTGCGTACCAGCGTCCGTACTTGGTACCTGCCTCGTCGTCTGCCCAGCGGCTGTAGCCGATTTCCTCCTGGGCTGCGGAGATGATTTGTGCTCGGGTGACCACTTAGGAAGCCTTTCCTCGAGGAACGTTGTTGCTCGCGACACCGAAGAATGCGGCGAAGAGGAAGTTAAGGGCGCTAATCTTGTCGCCGTCAAGAATGCCCCAAACACCAAGACAGACAAGAACGCCTGCGCTCACGACATAAAGCCACATTCGATAAGCGTCGGGGATAAAGGGGGGCTTGGGGGACTCGTGCTCACCCATTGTTTTTCTCCCTAAGGTAGGAAATGATTTCTTTGAGTTGACGGTTTTGCGCGTCTACGCTTGAGCCGCCGTGGTTGGGCTTGACGTGATATTGAACGTCCTTCAGTTTCTCTTCAATATCTTCAAGCCGGTCTAGCACGCTGGGCATTCCATCTTTCCCGTCCCACGCATTCAGCATTGTGGATAAGTGATCCATAAAGCGCGTGGCTCGGTAGATGAAACGCCCAACGATTGTTAATAGAGATATGACGCCGAGAATTAGGGCAACGTCAATCGTGGTGGGATTAATGTGTATCATCGGACAAAGATTTCAGCGAACATGTTTCTGGTCTCGGGTGAGTCAGAGAAAAGACGTCCTTTGCGGTACGTGCTGCGCATAATGCTGAGCACCTTGTCACCGTACATGAGTAGCCGCTCCCCCTCCCTCAGGTCCGTGACCTTATAGGCCCATCTTACCATATCCCCGCGCGGCTGGCGGCGCTGGGCGAACCACGTGCCGCCGTCGATCCATACCGAGACCTCCCCGTCGGGGCAACGGAGTGAGAATGCGTATTTTGCTTTTCCTGTCTTTTTCATTACAAAGTCGTCATAATTGTCCGCGAATTTGTTTGAGATGGAATAGTCGGCATAGTCCTCGGCATAGTTAGTGATGAACGACCCGAAGCGAGTGTGTGCCACTTCGGACTGGAATTGCTCACTGTTGACGAAATCGGTGACGATAAATCCGTCTGCGTGTCGGCTAATTCCTTCTTTGGGCTCAATGTGAAACCTAATGAAATAGGGGTTCATAATGCTGACGGCGTTGGAAAGCATGAGACAGCGCACACGGTCTTGATAACGATCTACTGTGGAATAAAAGTCCATAAAGACTTTGGCCTCATCGGGAAGATAGCGCAGCGACCCCTTATCGATGATGAATTCATCAAAGATAATGGTATAAACATTCGGGTACGCAATTGACTTGTTTGCCTGAGCCGTAGACAGCGGAATGAAATAACCGATGGTCTCCCATTTCTTTCCGACCTTGCGTTGGGCATACTGTCCTTCTACACGGAATTCCTCATCGGGAAATTCGTGCTGAATGTCAGCAAAGAAACTGTTGCGCCCCTTGAGTTCCGTCTTGTAGCGGCGAAGATAAATGAATTGCTGACCCTTGTTGATTGCGTTCTTAATAACAATTTTCTTGGCACCGTAGGTCTTACCGAGACCACGGGCGCCCATAACCATGTTAAATACTCCCGCATATGAGAGCACTTTAGAAAAACTATAGTAGGAAAACTTCTTTTTCATTCGTGTCGCCTTACAGTCCACCAGCGAGTGCCGGCGAGTACGTCAATAGATTTAGTAACCGGACCATAATAAGGGTTACCGCCATGCCCCACAAGTGTATTCGAGTCCACAACCATTTCAACGTGGTCAGTCTCAGGATAATAACTACCCGTTGATTTCCATGCCATGACGATCATGTCTCCCGGCCGCAACTGGGCCCGCTCAGCCGCTGTCATAGCCCCACCACGGCGAGGAAATGGCTCAGCCCCCCGGAAGTACTGGTCACCGGTCCAAGTGCCTACAAACGTCCCTGACGTGTTCTTGTAGGCAGCGTACATGAGGCCGCTACAGTCTGTGATGCCCGAGTTGTCAGGGTCCTGGCGGCCAGGGCACTGACAGTAGGCGAATTTACCCAGACGGGCCATTACCCATGCGAGCGCAGCGGCGCCCTTGCCGGAGCCACCGGGCGCCGGAGCCCCACCTCCGCCGCCTCCACCAGCGTTGGCAGCAGGGTTTTGTCCAACAATCTTTTCTTGAATGTCTTTGAGGTTTACTTCCCATAGGTTGTGGCCTCGGGAATACATTTGGTAGTTACCGAACTTTGATCGTAGGGTAAGAATACCAGAGTCGTCAGCACTAATAATTAGTTTTCCGCCAGACACGTTTACTGATTGAGAATTCTGCCCAACACTTCCACCATTTCCGGGAGTGTTTGCACTAATGCCGCCCTCGCCTACACCACTAGTGTCTTTGCCCGCAATGATGTTTTTTGCTTGAGTATACCGATTACTATACCGACCAAGTACACCGTTAGCCATAATGTCGGAATACATCTCATCAAGGCCACCGCCGCTGTAGTGGTTTGCAACCTGAAAAGCGTAACGCGGCCCTTGGTGATACGCAACGCACCAGAGAATAAATGCGTCCGTATCCGTGTCAGGGTTAATCCCATATTGCTTAGCAACGCTAAAATAGTTTTCAAGGTCCTTAACAATCTGGTCACCCTGAATATCCTTGCTAGCATTAAGCAGTGGCTTAAGACTGTCACCAACACCACGAGAAAGATAGTAGGTGTTCCATGATGAATCGGACTCAGGAACAGACTCGAGTCGGGACCTGAAACCACTATCAACGCTTGCATACTCCGTAGCATGAGCGCCACGCATACGGTTCAGAATTGCCGCCGCGCGAGTGCCATACCACTGCGCAATTCCGACAGTAATTGGGTCATTGTAGTTGATCGCCGAGTAATCCATAGACGACTCAACCTGACCAATAGCCTTAATCGCAACTTTCTTGGCTGTTGCGTCCCATGCCATAGTTCCTCCAA